GTTGAGGTATATGTTAATGACAAGGATGACAGGTTATGCGGCGATTCATCAAACGCTTAATGGTATCAAGAATCAGGTCTATCAGGTGCAAAATGAAACATTTGGATATTAAATAGATGGCAACAGACTTTGACATTGGAACATTAAGTCCAGAAGAAACTACCATTCTTGGTAACTTTAAGTATATCCAAGAAACTTTGTTTCCTGACGGTAACATTCCATCGGCAGAAGAAATACAAGATTTACTTACAAATGGTAACCCTACTATAAAAGAAGCGTACATAGGTAAGTTCTATGCAAGTGGCGTTCCCACTGATCCATTTTTATTAGATCACCCTGATACAAAAGAATTTGCAGTTAAATTTTCACAAGCTTTTTCTCAAAACGTAAGAGACACTCCAACAACTATTTTGGGTGCAGCTCCTCAAATGCAGGCAGTGTCACGTCAGTTTAGTTTAGATACACCATATAAAGATTTTGCTTCGGCTGTCCCAAAGTCTACTAAGACTATAAAAAGTGCGTTTGGTCCTTTAAAAACAGCCGTAACTAATGTTGTTATGGGCAAATTCCCAAAAGCAGGAAAAGCTGGTGGTAAAAAGCTAGGTAAAAATTTAGGTTCACTAACTCCTCAGTTAATTCAAACGATGGCTAACAATATTCTTCTCATAGAGGATGAAGTAACAAGACATGCAACTATAGCATCTTTGTTTGGAAGTCGATCAGTTGACATAACTGGTATGAGAACAAGTAAAGATTTAGCAAGTAGAACAGCTATAAAAAGACCTTTTTACGATCCAGAGACAGGAACACAAGTTAATCCAGATAGAACAGGTAGAAAAAAAGCAGGCCCATCAAAAACATTACCACCTGTAACTCAACAGATATTTAATATCAGACACGCTAAGGCAGGAGCTACTGGTGAGATGTTTCCCAATGTAACTAGAGACACAATCAATGCAGCTTTAAAGAAACATGTTTTTAAAGATTTACCAAAAGAGATTACTAATTTACTTGATAGAAATCCTAGTACATACACCGACCTAAGACGTATAACAGCAGCGTTTGTTGCAAATCAACTGGGCGACCCTAAAGCTGCATCTGAAATCATAAGTCATAAGCAAGTAACAAATGGTCCATCTCTTGAAGATAAAATAGATGAAGTTATGGTCAAGTACTATACAGACATCGATGATCCTAAAGGCGATATGAAACGTACAAAAGGATTATTATTATTTGAAAGAGAATTATCTAAAGGCATAGGTCAAGGTGTAGTCCTAGATGGAAAACAACTTGCTAGTACATTAGGTATAAAAACACCAGATACTTTTAATTATACATACCCATTAACATCTCTTAAGACATTACCTAGTAGTTCTGTTGATAGTAGCAATATTGAACTGACAACTGCTACTGATGCAGACATAAAATCTAGCGATGAACTTATTAAATCATCAGGAAACCTAGCTCAAGTAAGTATAGATGAAAAAGTTGAACAGAAAAAAGCTAACATCACTAAATTACAAGCTAGTAATCTAGCTGCAACAGAATCAAACTTGCTTCAGCAAGCAAAAAATTTAGGCTTAGAATCTGACATAATTAAAAAGCAAGCAGAGGTAGGTAAATCAAAAGCTGATTTAGATGAAGAGTTAAGAAAGAAGAACACACCCGATCGAAATAAAATTCTTAATGATGCAATTCAAAATAACCCAGCACTCACTACTAATTTAGTTGAACCCAAAAAGAGGGGTACAAAACAAGGCGTAAGTGCATCCGACGTATTTGAAAAAGTTAAAAAAACACCAAAGTTACCTTTACTAGGATACGGTCTTACTGCAGCAGGAGGTTTTGCAAGTCAATTTATTTACTTTGATGATGCGGTAGCAGCAGATATGAGTGAGTCAGGAAGAAGCAAATCTGAATCTGAGCTTTATGTCACTATGAATAATTTTGCTGATATGACACCTATAATAAGTGATATAAAAGCTACAGCAGAATTAGCGTATGAGACTCCCGGTGCTTTAAATAAAATGTTTTTTCCAGAAGACCCAGACAAAGCTTTATCTGAATTGCAAGCATACAAAAGTGCAGATACAAGACCTAGTAGCAACTCTCTGAGTTATTCAGAAAAAGTTCAAGCTAGAAGAAATCAACAAACTCAAGACCAACAGATGAATGATCTGTTATCAACTGGTACATCTACTTAAAAGGAGAAAGAAATGCCAAACAATAACTACAACTACGGTGCTGCGTACATAATGAACAGCGACAAGACTTCAGTTGACGATCAAATGGGATCAAATCAATTGACTCGTGAAGGTGCAGACTTTGACACAAAAATGGGAAACTACGACTTACAATCTGATATGCCAAAGAAGCAGTCTAAGCCGACTGTTGAAGGTTCTTTTTTCAAAATGGCAGACGACAAAAACTACTTCTAAGTAAGGACTATATATGTCTGATAACTTTTTAAATTCAGAAGATGAATCTGATATATCTACTCCCATGTCTAACGCATCGGAGATTATGCCCGGATTAGCAGGGTATATAAAAAGTAAATTTGAAGACTCCGAAAATGGTAGGCGTTCTCACGAAAATAGGTGGCTACAGGCGTATAAAAATTTTCGTGGAATTTATGATTCTACTACACAGTACCGTGACTCTGAGAGATCAAAGGTATTTGTTAGGATAACTAAAACTAAGGTACTTGCAGCGTATGGTCAAATTGTTGATATACTGTTTGCTAATAAGAAATTTCCCATAGTTGTAGAATCAACCCCTGTCCCTGAAGGTATTGCAAAATTTGCTCATATGGAAACCCCACTTGATCAAATCGTAGAGCAACCAGACCAAGAGCCTGAAGATTTATATGGGTATATAGGTGATGACAGAGAACTAAAGCCGGGAGCTACTTCAGCAACTCCATTAGATTTTCTAGGAGGTATGAAAGGTAAATTCCCTGACGATGCACCTATAAAAGAAGGACCGTCTTTAGGTGGAGAACCACAGCTAAGTCCAGCTGCTGAAACTGCCCGTAAGATGGAACAGATGATACACGATCAGTTATTAGATAGTAATGCAGTAAATGTGTTTCGTCATGCTATATTTGAATCTTCGCTTTTAGGTACAGGTATAGTCAAAGGACCTTTTAATTATAATAAAAAAGTACACAAATGGGAAAGAGACGACGAGGGTAATAGAGAGTATACTCCCTATGAGAAGCCCGTTCCAAGAATTGAATCCGTCTCTGTGTGGGATTTTCATCCTGATCCGTCAGCTACAAGCATAGAAGACTGTGAATATGTGATACAAAGGCATCGCATGAATAGACAACAGCTTCGAGCTTTAATGCAAAGACCTCACTTTGATAAGGAAGCTGTAGAAGAATGTCTTGCAAAAGGACCTAATTACGTAGACAAATATTATGAAGACACTATTCGTGAAGATGAAACTGAACCTTATTATCAAGAAAGTCGATTTGAAGTTCTTGAGTATTGGGGTGTTATAGATATTAATTTTGCCGATGAAGTAGGTTTAGAACTTCCAGATGGAATTTCAGAACTAGATCAAGTGCCTGTAAATGTTTGGGTATGTGGGACAAATATACTTAGATGTGTTCTTAATCCTTTTACCCCATCACGAATACCTTACCAAGTATTCCCATTTGAAATTAATCCTTACCAAATGTGGGGAGTTGGGGTAGCAGAGAATATGGAAGATGCTCAAATGCTTATGAACGGTCACGTTCGTATGGCTATAGATAACTTAGCACTTGCAGGTAATCTTGTATTTGATGTAGATGAAGCTAGTTTAGTCCCCGGACAAAACATGGACATATTTCCGGGAAAGATATTTAGAAGACAATCTGGGGTAACAGGAACTGCAATTAATGGTCTTAAATTTCCAAACACTGCAGGTGAAAACATACAGATGTACCAAATAGCTCGTCAATTAGCAGATGAAGAGACAGGTATTCCTTCAATCATGCACGGTCAAACTGGAGTCACAGGCACAGGTCGTACAGCGGCAGGTCTATCTATGTTGATGGGTTCGGCAGGACTATCAATGAAAACAGTTATAAAGAATATAGATGACTACCTATTAAAACCTATGGGAGAAGCCTACTTTCAATGGAACATGCAATTTAACGAAACTGCAGAAGACATAGAAGGTGATTTAGAGATTAAACCTCGTGGGGTAGCTGCTGTAATGCAGAAAGAAGTACGAAGTCAAAGATTAACAGCTTTGTTACAAACAGTTATGAATCCTACTCTTGCACCATTTATCAAGATACCAAATTTAATAAGAGAGCTAGCTATATGTCAAGACATTGACCCCGATAGTTTAGTTAACGATGTAAACGAAGCTCAAATTTATGCAGAGATATTGAAAGGGATGCAACAAGATGCTCAACAAGGAACAGGCGGCGAAGGTGGCCCCCCTAGTCAACAATCTCCAGATATGGCAGGGTCTGGAGGAGTACCTCCTCAACCTCAAGGACCTAACAGTCAAGGGCTTGGTAATGGCACAATCGGAGTCGGAGCTACGCCAGCTGCAGGGGAAGCTGGTTTTACTGGAAACCCTACTCAGTTTGAAGAATAACGTACAGAAAGTGAAAGATAATAATGTCATTTAGTACTGGTAATGCAAGTTTTGATAGGCTTCTTCGTTCGGCAAGGGCAAACAAATTAAGACAATCTGACAGTGGAGGTTTAACAATTGATGTTAAAACTTCTGAAGAAAAACAAGCAAACGAAGATAATGTAAAAACTCAAAGTCAACTTATGGATGAGTTATCAAAATTAGGCGTTGAAGTTGCATCAGTAAGTTCATTAAGTTCTATTGATAATCCTCTAGGACAGGCTATTAGTGAATCAGTGGCTGAGTCTCAGTTAGGAATACCTACTTCTGGTATGACAGTAGGAGAGCGAGGACAAGAAATTGCAACTAAACAACAGACTTTTCCTGACGAACTTTCCAGAGCTTTTAGTAATGTAGGGGGTAGAGAATCTGTTACATCTGGTTTAGGACTTGCAACTTATGGAGCAATGACTGCAGGACAAACAGAATTAGCCAAAGGGTTATTTCAAGGAACACAAATGCTTAGTGGTATGGGCGGTATGGCACTTAATGTCATAGGCCCAACACAAAAAGACCCATTAGGATATAACATGGCAATGGGTAGTGGTGCATTTAGAGCTACGTCGAATAAGGTTATGGGGATACACTACGATACTGCTGATAAAATAACTCAAGGTATTGCAGGATATAAGCAAGGTAGAATAGGAAATGAAACAATAAGTATGACTCCGGGACTTTTTGGAATAGGGTCGGTTCTTACAGGTAATGTACCTCCGGGATTAACTGCAGGTATGTTTTCTGATATTATAGATGAAGCAAACGCTTATGCAAAATCTGTTGAACCTTTTGGCGGAGTAGGGTCAACAAGTATAGGTGGTCAAGGTATAAGTGCTGATAGTTTTAGTAGTCCAACTGAAGCAGCTCAGAATATGTCAGGATATTCTTCTTATGATGCGATGGGCAATCCAACTGGTGCGGCACCTTCAGGTTCACAATACAGTTCTACTGGTACATTCAGTACAGACGATAACAATAGTAGTGATAACTATAGTGGCTATAGTGACAGCGATTTTAGTGGGTTCAATGACGGTGGTCGCATTGGTATGAATATGGGTGATAGACCCGGAGAGACAATGGGGGGTATGCCACCTCAACAGCCACCTACGCAACCTCAACAAACTGAAGTTGTAGCCGATATGGGATTTGTAGACTTTGATCCTAATGCTCCTGAAGCTGAAACTGTAAATGACAAGTATCCTAAAAATGCACGAAAGGATGACTTTGTTATAAACGCACCTGCTGTAGAGTTTGCTGGAAAACAAGATATAACTAAAATGATTGTGGATGCTGTTGAAAGTCTAAGACAAAAAGGCATTGAAGTTGTAGTAGGTGATCCTAAAATTCCTCTAGAAGAGCAAGCACAAATTATCGTGGCTCAAAATGAAGCAATGATTCCAAAAATAGTTGCTGAAGAAATAGGATATGATAGATTACGTAAGATAAATAATAGAGGTAAAAAAGAAGTACAACGAAGAAAAGAAGAAGCCGAAGCTACAGAAGGAAGTCAGCCACAAGCTCAGATGGTATCAAAGGGGGGTTTTATTGGGATGGCAGAAGGAGATACGCCCTATTATACCAGAGCAGAAAGAGACAAAGCAGCACGCAACGAATATGGAGGAGATCCTGTAGACTACTTTGATCAACAAAAAGGTGTGTATCGTGTAGAAGAAGAACTTGATAAGTCTACCCCTGAAAAATTTTCTCAACCTTTTAGTGTTCGTGAACAGCTACAGAGTAATCCTATAACTCCTTTTAACAAAGGTGAAACTGAAACTTACAATGCTCCTCCTCTTCCTCCAGAAGGTATGACACCAGAGTATAAAAGTGGAGTGGAGTTTGGCGATACAGAACAAGGCTTTCAATACTTAAATCAAACAGGAGACAACGAAGGTAGACAAGGTCAAGGATTTAATGATTTACTTTTAGCAGGTCTTAGAGATAGAAGAAGTTTATCGGACTTTTTAAAAGTATCTGATTATTACGGCGTAGGTAGGACACAACGAGCTGCAGGAGTTTATTTTCCGTACTATAATAAAATAGCTATAGCTGACAGATCATATCAAGCACCATACATGGGGAATCCCGGTTTAGCTGGAGACACAGAAGTACATGAGCTTATGCACAAGGGAGCAACTCTGCTAAGAGAAGACCCTAATTTTGATTGGAATGTGTATACATTTGGTAATAAAATGTATGGAAAACCTGATAAGTTAGGAGCTGCTAAAGCCGAACATAGATATATACAAGCAGTAGTAAATACGGCTTTTATAGATAGAGAAATTGAAGATAAAACAAGATATGCACAAGACGATGTTAGAAGAGCAAATCGATATTTAGATTATGTGCTTGCCGATATAGAAGAAGATAGAAAAAGCGGGCTGACTCCTTACATGTCGGAAACCGATGTGATTGAAGCTAAGAATAGATTAAAAGAAAAAAAGAATGATCTTGATGTTGCTAAAAAAACTGTCATGTTAACAGAACTAAGCAGAGTTTATAATTATTATTTTGATGATTCAGATAAAGATGTCTTTAATAAAGTTGTAAAAGCAGGCAATCCTAAATTTAGTAATTTTGAAGGTGGGATACTCGATTTTGCAGAGGTTAGTACACCTAAAAAAGGAGTTAAAAAGTTTTTTAGTTCTGAAAAAGAAAATATTAATTTTAATAGTGATAATTTACAAGATAATTTTAGTCTAGAAGAAGTAAAAGAAATTTTTAAATTAAGTAATATAGTAATGATGAATAATAATGAGACTTTAGAATTTTTAAATACAGTAAAAGATGTTGCACCTAAATCTACTAGAGATCTAAATAAAATGTACATTAGTCCGGGTCAAGAAAGCCAAATAGGAACACGTGTAGATAAAAAAGCAAAAGGTGGATTTATAAGCATGGCAGGCGGAGGTTCTGTACGTGAAGAAGGTGGTTTTATGGCTATGCAAGAAGGGGGTAACATTGGAGAAGAGTATGGAGTAAACATACTTGAGCCAATGAATCCTAAGACTAAAGAAATGATACAAAGTCTTATATCAAAAGGTAATATAACTAGAGGTTCAGTAGAGGAAGTGATAGATGTTTTACCTGATAGAGATGCGTTGGCTATGATGATATTTGCTGAATCATATGCGTCTGAAGATTCCCCAGATGCAATGAGAGGAATAGGCGAAACTGCACTGAATAGGCTAAAAGATAAAACATATTCATTTAAAAATCAAAATACATTAAAAGATGTATTAAAAGCAAGATCAAATAAAGGCAGTGGAAGTAAAATGTTTTCTTACGAAGGTCTTGAGCCTAAGTATCTAAAGCCAAGACTGTCCGAGATGTTAAACAATACATATTGGCAAAGAGCTTTAGATGCAGCCGATAATGCTTTAGAGACTGAGCCTGATATGGAACAATATAAGTTAAGAGATGATGTGTTTACTTACGCTAGAGTAGGAGAAGCATCAAATAGACTAAAATCAAATAAAAGAAACGAATATTTTACAACTATAGGAGATCACGACTTCTATAGTAGAACGCCTGAAAAAGGTGGGAGAATATCAAGTGAAACGATGGGACAACCTAGTTCGTTTTACAGATAATTCGTCAGCTACCCACAATTAGTGGCCCTGACAAACCGAAGCAGCTACCCGCAGCCATGTGGCACTGCATATTATGAGGTAAAAAACAATGGCAAAACAAGTAAGAGGTGCGAGAGCATTTAAACCCAATGACTCCTTTGGAGTGATTAACAATCCAAATCTTTATAAAAACAAATACCGAGAGGAAGTTGATAGAGAAGATGAGGATGAGGTAGAAGCAGGATCAGAAGACGTTGGCACTCAACAAGAAGCTACCCAACAACAACAGGAAGGTTTTGTGGAAACTAAGCAGGAAGAGAGTCCTGAACACGACTATAAGAAACGTTATGATGACTTAAAAAAACATTATGACAACAAACTCCAAGAATGGAAGAATGAGAAAGAAGCGTTGAAAACAACTGCACAACAGATGGATTTAGACCCTTCAATCAAACTTCCAAAAAGTCCAGACGAACTAGAGGAGTTTAAGAGTAAGTATCCAGACGTGTATGCCGTAGTGCAAACCGTAGCGGCAATGCAAGCTCAAGAACAATCTGAAAGTTTAAAGAAGGAACTTGAAACTATAAAAGGTCGTGAGAAGGAGATGGAAGTTCAAAGTGCATACAAAGTGTTACTTGCCGCACATCCTGATTTTAATGATATTAGGAATGACGAGAAGTTTCTTTTGTGGCTTGACGAGCAACCTAAATCGATTTCTGAGGGTATAACTAAAAACAATACTGATAGCAAATGGGCAATCAGAGTTCTTGACCTTTACAAAGCCGATACTGGCTTAAAAACGAAATCTACTAAATCTAATGCGTCTGCTGCCGAAGCAGTCAGGACACCAAGTTCTAGAGAAGTCCCGATTGACAAGAATGCAAACAAAAAGATTTGGAAGGTATCAGACATCGCTAAACTTAAGCCGTGGGAGTTCGAGAAACTTGAAAAAGAAATTGACCAAGCACGAGCCGAAGGGCGAATAACTCAATAACTAACCTCAAATAGAGGAAGGATAGAAAAATGGCTTTTAATTCAGCTTCAGGGTACAATAATTTACCGACAGGTAATTTTGCTCCCGAAATCTTTAGCCAAAAAGTTCTTAAGTTCTTCCGTAGAGCTTCGGTTGCAGAAGATATTACGAATACCGACTATACTGGCGAAATTGAAAACTTTGGTGATACTGTTAA